CCAGCCGGCGCGCGAGCAGATCAGCTTGGGGCACAAGATACCCGTCCCCTAGAGTGCCCATCGTGGGTGAGCCACGACGGCAACCGCACCGACCCAGGAGGTCAGCATGTTCACCAAGAAGAGGCTCCGGCTGCGTTACGCCACCGAACCCGAGGGTGGTGAGGGTGGCGCGCCCGCTCCGGTCGTCACGCCCACGGCACCGGTCGTCACGCCTGCGGCGCCGCCCGTTCCGGTTCCGACGCCTCCCGTCACGCCCGCGAGCGCCAAGACGTTCTCCGAGGACTACGTCAAGGAGCTCCGCGAGGAGGCCACTGCGCGACGGGTCGCCGCGGCGAACGCCACCAAGGCAGCCGAGGAGGCAGCCAAGGAGCGCGACGCCGTCAAGAGCGAGTTGCTCACCCTGAAGACCGCCGGCGTCCTCAAGGACGCCATCTCCGCGGCCGGCGCCAGCGCCATCGCCGCGGCGGCAATCCGCGGCGACAACGTGTTGAAGGACCTCGATCCGGCGTCCGACGACTACCCTGCGAAGGTGAAGGCCGCTGTCGAGAAGTACGTCACCGACCACCCCGAGCTCAAGGCCGTCCCGGGGACGACCCGCTCAGCAGTCCCCCTTGCCGGCGGGTCCGGCGAAGGCTCGCACCGCCCGACGTCCATCAGGGACGCGCTCAACCGCGCATCCTCGTAGCACCAGGAGAGCATCATGGCTGTCAGCCTCGCCGATGTGCAGGTCAACACCCAGGACGACGTCACGTTCGCCGTGATCGACGAGACCCGACGCAAGTCGTGGCTCCTCGACCAGATCGCGTTCGACGACGTCGTGAACCCGTCCGGTGGCGGTTCCACCCTCACGTACGGCTACACCCGCCTCGTCACGACGGCGCCGGCCGCGTTCCGCGCGTTCAACGCGGAGTACACGCCGGGTCAGGCCACCCGTCGGCGCTACACCGTCGACCTGAAGCCTCTCGGGGGCGCCTTCGAGATCGACCGCGTGCTCGCGCGTCTCGGCCAGGCCGCGACCAACGAGGAGGCCTTCCAGTTCGACGAGCTGACCAAGGCCGTCCGCGACCACGCCCAGTGGGCGATGATCAACGGTGACACCGCCCGCTACGGCGGGGACAACGCTGAGGGCTTCGACGGCCTTGCCAAGGCGCTGCGCGGATCGAGCACCGAGATCAACGCCGACACGGAGATCGACTGGACGTCCAGCGCGATCACCTCCGCGGACATCGCGCACACGGCGCTGGACGCGCTCGACGAGCTCGTGTCCATGGTGGAGGGTGGCGCGGACGCGATCCTCGGCAACCTCAAGTCGATCCAGCGGGTGCGCAGCATCGCCCGCCGGGCCGGCTACTACACCCGGTCGAAGGACGACCTGGGCCGCGTGGTCGAGATGTTCGGCAACTCGGTCCTCGTCGACCTCGGTCAGACGGGCGCCGGCCAGGACGTCGTCGCCATCGGCAACCGTGACGTCGACTCGTCCGTCTGGACGATCGCCGTCACCGGCAGCCCGACCGGTGGCACGTTCACCCTGAGCGTCGCCATCGACGGCGCGGCAGCCGTGGAGTCCGGGACGATCGCGTACAACGCGGCCGCGGCCACCGTCCAGACGGCCCTGGAGGCCGTCGCGGGCGTCGGCGCCGGGAACGTCACGGTCATCGGTACCACGACCAAGACGATCACGTTCGTCGGTGCCCTCACCGATGCGCCGGTCGTCGTGGCCCTGGGGACCAACTCGCTGACGGGCGGCACCACGCCGAGCGTCACCGTCGCCGAGGCGGCCGTCACCACCGACTACAGCGGGCTGACGGACCTGTACGCCGTCAAGTTCGGCCTCGACTCGCTGCACGCGGTGTCCACGGTCGGGCCACTGGTCAGCGTCTACCGCCCCGTCTACACCCAGCCGGGCGTGGTGAAGAAGGGCGAGGTCGAGATGGGCCCGCTTGCCTTCGTCCTGAAGAAGACGCGCGGCGCCGCCGTGCTGCGCAACATCAAGGTCCAGTAGGCCCCACCAGCGTGGCTGCCCCCGTCCTCGAGATGGGGGCAGCCACCACGGCGGGGATCGGCGTCAACCATCGCCACTGCTGCTCCGAACCCGATGGAAGGCCGTTCGGCCGGCTTCATGGTGGTCCTTTTCCGGCTGACATGAACGCGTCCTGCGCTGGTCCCCGCCATCCACTCGACCTGGGAGGTTCTCGTGCTCGTGTACGCGACAGAAGCCGACCTGGCGACCTGGACGGGCGCCGCGGCCCCGACGAACGCCGTCCAGCTGCTCCGTATCGCCTCCGGGCTGGTGCGTCGAGCCACCATGACCTCCGTCTACCTCACCGACGCGACCGGGCTGCCCACCGACGCGGCCACCCTGCAAGCCTTCCAGGACGCCACCTGCGCCCAGGCAGCCACGTGGGCTGCGCTCGCCCTGGACCCCGTCAAGGGTGCAGCGGACGACGGGGTGAAGGTCGTCACCAACAAGTCCCTCGGCTCCGGGTCCATCTCCTACGCCGTGTCCCCTGCGACCGTGCTCGCCCGGGCCTCGGCGGCGACCGACCTGTCCATGGAGGCATCCCTGATCCTGTGGGATGCCGGGCTGCTGACGACACCGCCACTGGAGGAGGGATGAGCGCCGTGGAGGACGCAATCATTGCGTCCGTGCAGGAGACCACCCCGGGCGCCATCGTCACCGGGTTCGTCGTGGTGGTCGAGATGGCGATTCCCGAGCACCCGGACAGCACAGCCTTCGCGCACGACGCGGCGCCCGGGCAGTCGGTGGCCCACTCGATCGGGCTGCTCGACATCGGGCTCCTGCAGCACCGGTCACGGCTGGGGGACTCATGAGCGACTTCAACGACTTCTTCGTCCACACGGTGACCGTGCGCACGCTCACCGGTGCCGGCGGCATGGGCCAGACCTTCGCCGCCGCAGTCACCAAGACCGTCTTCGCCGACGACAAGCGCCGCCTCGTGCGTGGCCCCAACGCGGAGCAGGTCATCTCCGAGTCATCCGTCTACGGTGACGTGGCTGACGCGGGAGCGTTCACCCCCGGCTCGGAGGTTGACCTGCCGTCCGGGCGTACCGCCGTCGTCATCGTCTGCGCGGTCAAGACCTCCGGTACGCTGGGCCTGCCGGACCACTTCGAGGCGGCGTGCACCTGATGGGCAAGCTCACCACCCGGATCCACATGGTCCACATGCCGGAGGCGGCAGCCGAGGGCCTCAACCTCGTGGCGCTGCGCGTCCAAGGTGTCACCATCCCCCTCACCCCGCTCGAATACGGCGACCTGCGCGACTCGATCGAGGTGGACGAGGCGACTCCGGACCACCTGGAGTCCGCCGTCTTCACCAACTCGCCGTACGCCCGCCGGCAGCACGAAGAGCTGCAGTACCACCACAAGCAAGGGCAGGCGAAGTTCCTGGAGACCGCCGTCACCTCCTCCAAGGCGGAGGCGCGCGCCATCATGGTGGCCGCGGCCAAGAGGGCGCTGGGCTGATGGACACCACCCAGGTCACCTACGCGGTCGCCCAGCTCCTCCACGACGCCGGTGTGGGGGTGTGGAGCCCCACGGGGACCGCCTACACATCCGCGCAGGTCGGCATCTTCTACGGTGCGCTGGCGGCTGCCCCGGACCGCGCGATCGGCGTCACCGTGTACAGCCAGGACGACGACATCCTCGTCACCCTGCAGCAGCGTTCGGTCCAGATCCGCTACCGCGGCGCGCCGGGAGCACCGAACGGAGCCGACATCCTTGCCGATGCAGGGTTCGCCGCGCTCCAAGGGATCTACCATGTCCCTGGGATCGCGAGGATCACCAGAGCGTTCGTCTCCGTTCTGGGGCCGGACACCAGCGGTCGCCAGGAGCGCACCGACAACTACCTGATCGTCCTTGACGCCACGGAGGCATCATCATGAGCCCGACCTCTCCCACCCTTCCCGCCGGCAGCCAGCTCGGGTTCTCCTACGAGTACGGCGTCGACATCGACCTGACCCCCTCGAGCACACCGACCTGGCAGCCGTTCCGCCGGATCAGTGCCGTCGTGCCCACGGTCACCCCGATCATGGCGAACGCCCAGACGTACGATGACTTTGGGGCCAAGAACGACTCCCGGA